GTTCTCGTTTCTTGAAACTATAACCATCAGTCTTACTATGGCTGATAAGGATGAACTATGACACGCAACCGTTCAACTACGGTCGGTCCTGAAATGAGCGGCGATGACATTTATGTCCTCGACGTTACTTCAGGTTTTCCCGACCCTGCTTCTGTTAACTATGGCCCTAGTATTAAATCACTAGAGACCAGAGTTATGCAGGATGAACTTACCGCGAATTTTGCAGGTAAGATGCAACGCGGGGAAATTTCTAATAACCCCATGTTGATGACGGTTACCACTCAAGACTGCGGCAGTAGTAGCTTCTGGACAGAGACAAAAGAAATCTCTCCTGGAATCGTACACCGCGGCGGTCAATCGAGTGGCGGGTCAACGTTTAGGCGGATCCACTTAATACCCACTTTTCCTGTGGGTGGTGAGTTGTTTGATCCCGCTGATGGTATCGATATCGCTAAGCTACATGCTTTGGCTCATATTGATCCCACTCCATATTCCTTCGCTGAGGACCTCGCTGAACTCTCGAGTACTGTAAAGTATCTTAAGGGAAAAGCTTGGAAATTTGAGAAGGCCTCTAAAGGCTGGCGGAAGGCTTACCGAAAACTTAAGGCGAAAGCCAAGAGTTTCAGTAATCTAACCGCTCAGCAAAAAGAGGTATGGTTAGCTACAGCTGCTGCTGCTCTCTGGTTGGAATACCGATTTGTTGTGATGCCCCTTGCCCGTTCTATAACGGACGCAATGGAAGCATACAACACTAAGGTACCAAAACCAGCTCTTAGGCAGACGGCACGTGGCAAGTATGAAACGAAAGTCAATGACAGCGGATCAAAATCCAATGTCGTCGGCGCCTGGGATTACCCTTCCAAGTGGAAGCGGGAAACTAGCGCTGATATTAGGGCTGGCATTCTCTATGAGATAACCAATCCTTCTGAAGGCTTTCGTTTTAAATATGGTCTTCGCAACAAAGACATTCCAGTTACTTTATGGAATGTTGTGCGGTTATCCTTTATGGTTGACAGATACATTAATATATCTGCTTCCCTAAAGGCTTTAACCAATCTTGCGGATCCAAATATCAAGATCCTGGCCGGGTGGACTACTAATCGTATCACTACGAAAGAAGAGTTCACGTATACAGCTATGAATAATCCAAGTGTGATCTGGAAGGCTACCTTGAGTGGTAGTCCTTGCAAAGATTCAACATTTGTTTATTCTAGATCTGTCTGGTCACCAACTGTGTCTGACGCTTTGCCTACTCAACAATTAAGTAGGCTAGTTAAGGACGTCACTTCAGTCATGGATCTAATTGCCTTAGGCGTAACTGCCTTTAGCAAAAAGTGAGCATGGCTTTTAATGTAACAAAACCAAGGAGACACTTATGTCTTTAAATAACGCGGCGCTAATATCTGGCGCCACAATGAATGCTGCTTCGGGCGGCGCACCCCTAACTTTTAGTTCGTTAGGCGGTACGTCACTTGGTCAGAATACACTCATAGTTCCCGCAGACACTACTTTAAGTCTACGTCGTTCTATGAATGTTAACGCATCAGCTGCTAAAGCTAATGCCAACTCACCAGGTGGTTATACTCAAGCTCGGCAGACTCTTCGTTTCAATGTTCCGCGTACGTTATCAAATGGTAACGTTTCTGTGGATACAGTTGAAATTAAGTTGTCTACTGATGTGCAGACATCTATTGCTGATAAGCAAGAGATGTTAAATATTATTGCACAAACTTGCATTGACGCAGACTTCACTGAGTTCTTTACGAACCAAGTGATAGACTAAGTCTAATGAAAACGATTCCGAGTACCACAACTTGGATCTGCAGCCATTACTTTGATCAAATCAGAGTAAGAGCAATGCCGATCTTGGAAGTGTATCGTAGCCGTTGCATAATCTATAGAACACAAAAATCGTGCTATGGATGCAAGGCATATTTCGTTAAGTATAATAATCTTCACAAAGGAGAAATTTCCAATGAAGAACGCTCGAATATCAAAAAAGCAAAAATTCGCTCTTGATACGTTTGACACAGCGTCAACAACGCTAAGTCAAGCAATGCATCGTGATCTGGGTAAGCTAAATACTGAGTATACAGCTGATCCAGGCGCTTTAAAGTTATACATGAAGGCTCAGTCGAAGGCATACTTGAAGAAGTATGTTTCGACCGTAAAAGGAGAATTGGAAGATGAAAAACAGACGAAAACCTTTAATAAGTTTAAGTCGGTTAATCAACATATGGCGTTATTCACTAAGGCTGATCTATTTTTGCCTAATGATCGTAATACTCTATGTTCTTTATCAATTCGTGACGATATTTTGTTACGTGCTCGGTTGGTTGTAAAATCAATCTTGCACCCTTTTACAGAGGAGGAGTGGTTCGATGAGTGTAAAAACTCAAAAGGATCCTCTATAGGTGTTCCATACGTCGATACATCTGACGAACGGAAGCTCACCTTTCCTATTTCATGTACGAAGCGTGTCACCTCTCTACTCGATCGATATCTCAGCTATGATTCATTATTTGCTGAGGCAATTCAAGACTTGAATTGCGAATTTCCTAAACAGGAAAAATATCAAATTGTAGAGGGCTCACGAGCAACAACAGTCCCCAAGTCCGACACCATACGTCGCATGATCGCTATCGAACCTACTGGAAATATGTTTTTTCAGCAGGGTTTAATGGCAATGATGTATACGCGTATGCGTGAATATGGGCTTGATGTCGCTTCCTTACCCTATCAACATAGCAAGCTAGCTTGGAGGGGATCAATTACGGGCAATCTTGCCACGATTGATTTCTCCAGTGCTTCTGACTGTGTTTCAAGAGACTTGTTGGAATGGTTAATACCTCCTAACTGGTTTCGTGCTTTGGATAGAGTCACGTCTCGTCGCATAAAGATTGGCGACGAATATGTGGATACTAACATGTTTAGCACTATGGGTAATGCGGGAACTTTCCCGCTCGAAACGATAATTTTCTATAGCCTAGGTATGGCAACTCATCTTTCAACTACGAATGCAAAAAGTAGCTTCCCAGAGTTTGGGCAGCGGCTTGATGTATCAGTTTTTGGTGATGATTGTATACTTCCCACTGAATCAGCATCTCGATTTATTGAGATCTGCAACAGTGTAGGGTTTATCGTTAATGAAGAGAAATCTTTCTTTGACGTTGAACCCGGTTTTAGAGAATCCTGTGGTAGCGATTTCTATCGCGGGAGGGACGTGAGGCCGATTTATTTCTCGGAACCTCATATGAATAGAAGAAGCTGTTTCGAACCCTGGCTTTATACTTGTATGAACAAAGTTATTGCAAAATACATTTCGTGTTTTGGTAACTTGTCTTACTTGTATGAAAAAAGAGTCTTCGACTGCTTCGCAAAACTATTCATAGTGCACGGTATTAGTGTAAAACTGGTACCATGCGACTATCCCGACGACGCCGGATTAAAGTTGGGCTTTGATATAGAACGCTTCCGTTTGATCTATCCTAGGGTTTCTTTCTCTAGGGTATCAAAAGGTGAGCATAACTTCTATACGTTCTTGACATGTAGCTTTCGCTATAGTTCGGAACGACCAAAGCACGACTTTCTCCAGTACTCTCTGTGGCTTAAAAAACCGCATGTAACTCAGTTCTTGATCCCAAGCCGGGATCCCGAACCGTTTTACAAAGTACGTCGAAAGGGTGGTTATGTTGTTGCACGGGCCACGACCAGTTTCTGGTTGAGGCCACCTACCTAATTGTAGGTTCAAGCAAAATGCAAAGATTCCGGGACGTCTCCAATTGTCCCGGGCCCTTATTGTTGCACAAAG